TCATCGGATTTCCTCCCACGGGGTTATATCCTCATAGTAGGGATTCAGACCAATTCGGTATGACATTGCGGACACTCTTTCGCCGGGGCGCGTCTGTTGCCGCTGCCGCGATCCTTGACGCGGATTTGATCGACCGGCCCATGCCGCACGACGTTCCCGCCGAAGTCCAAAATTAAGCAATTTGAGACCAACAAGCCTTCGCACTTGAAGCGATGTCAGGGACCGGCGTTCAAGATGTCCCACACGCGGCGTTTCGTTTTTGCCGGCGGGTGTTCCGCTGATTCTCAGAGCAGTCACGTACCGTAAGTTCACTGGTTCGTAATGCCTGTCGTTGTCGATTCGATCTAGTTGCAAATCGGGGCGCAACCCGAGATTCTCTTGTACCCACACCGCCATCGCGAGCGGTGACTCGAAACGAAACTCGATTCCCCGGCCGCCATAGTCGCCGAAGCTCCGATTGCGGGGATTCGTGCAGCGATCTTTCGCATTGGAGGCCCGACTCACGAGCCATTTTGGAGCACGCCGTGGCTGCCCACACGGCAGGCACCCGGCCGTCTGTCGAATGAGGCTGTCGGAGTGTTTGAGTGATTCCGTTCCGCAGATGATGCAGCGTGTCAGCAGGTGCGGACGCCCCCTGGGGCCACGACGAAAGACCACCGCGGAAACGACCAGCAGCTTGCCGTATTGCTTGCCCTGCATCGCCGGTAACGCTGATGGAAAATTGTAGGGCGGCACACTGCCCAAATGTCGTCTAGCCCGCGGCGGTCCACACATGATGGTCGGGTGTAGCGATGAGTACTGCATACTCGATGACCTCCCATACGCCGTGACATATTGCGCTCGGTGCGACGAACTCTTCACCATCCCAAACGCGCATACAGCGGGTCACCTGCTCAATGGGAACTAACCCTTGGTCTGTGAGAACGCGCTGACCCTCTGCGAGGCAATTCATCTTGCCGGGGTGCAAGTGGAAGCCGCGGCCGACCATCCGACCATCTGGTAGTACAGGCCCGGCGAGAGGGTCGGCCGCAACAAGACCACGCAATCCACGTTCGGCGTGTCGAAGCCGGTCGTGAGCACGTTGACGTTGCACAGGAACTTCAGCGGCTCGGCGGCGTTGGAGCCAAAGTCGATCTGAAGCTGGCTTGCCCATTCCTGATAGCGAAATCTGGCAATCAACCGGTCCCGTTCACCATCGGAGGGTTTACCGCTGACGAAGCCGCACTCGATGCCGTGCTGCTCTTTCAGCACCCGCACGACGTGCTGGCCGTGCTTGACCCCGCTGGCGAAGATCAGGACCGCTTGGCGTCCGGCCGTGTAAGCGACCAGCTCGCCGCAGGCGGCCTCCACGAGCCATTGCTGGTCCATGAGGTCCTCGACCTCGTCGCCGACGTATTCCCCGCCGCGCACGTGCAGCCCGCTGGTGTCGTCCTTCGCCTGGCCGGCCTTGGTGACCAGCGGGTAGAGGTAGCTCTGGACAATCAGTTCCCGCACCCCGACCTCGTAGCAGATCGCGTTGAGGAAGTGGTCCAGGTTGCAGATCAGGCCCGATTTCAGGCGGTACGCCGTGGCCGTCAGGCCGACGACGTGCAGATGCGGGTTGAGTGCCTTGGCCTCGGCCAGAAAATGCCGGTACATGCCGTCGCCTTCGACCGGGATCAGGTGGGCCTCGTCCACCAGCACCAGGTCGAAGGCGCCCAGCTCGCTGGCGCGCTGGTAGACCGACTGGATGCCGGCCAGGATGACCGCCCGGCCGGTGTCGCGGCGATTCAGGCCCGCCGAGTAGACGCCGAAGCTGACCTCGGGGCAGACCTGGCGCAGCTTGTCCGCCGCCTGCTCCAGCAGCTCCTTGACGTGGGCCAGAATCAACACCCGGTCGTCCCAGCGCGTCACAACGTCCTTGCAGATCGTCGCCATGATCGGCGTCTTGCCGCCGGCGGTCGGGATGACGACGACAGTGTTATCGTCATGCGAGCGCAGGTAGGTGTAGACGGTTTCGACGGCTTCACGTTGGTAAGGCCTGAGCTGCACCAGTGTCTCCCTCGATCTGCTCGATCACGCGACTGAGATACCGTCGTGCGCTCCTGAGGTCTTCCAGCCGGCCATCGCTGCTTCGCTCCTGAATGCGGACAGCGACTTTCCCGCCCTTGACAGGCTCGTGCTTGGAGATCTCCAGGCTGACCACCTGGCTGTCGTCGTGGAACACGCCGGCGTGCTGCAGCGCGTCCGACAAGCACTTGTGAAAATTGTCTGCGTCGCGCTTACGGCGGTCCGGCGGGAACAATTCGACGACCAGGTCCAGTGGCCCGCTCAATGGCTTGATCCCCTGCGCCGCCAGGAGTGCCACGACCGCGTCGCGGTAGGCCCGGCCCCGGCGGCTGATGAGCGTCACGTGGCCGAGGTGCCGGTAGTAGTGGTTCAGGCTCGGCGGAAACGGCAGTTCCAAATTCAGCATTCCGGGCCTCGACGGAGAAAAGGCAAGCGGCCTCGGCACGACCGACAAGCGGACCCTTTACGGCAGAAAGTGTGTGTGTCCTGTCCCGACATCGCGCCGCGGCCGCCGAAGTGCTGTTCAACTGCGCCGCCAGGGAGGCGTGTTGGCGGCCGCCTGCTGCGGCTGTCCCGTAGCCGCCTCCTTCTTGGCGTAGCCGCGGACCTCGTTCTGCAGCTCGCCGGTGTCCTCGCGCTTCTTCAGCTTGACCGTGATCACCAAGGGCAGGTTGTGCAGCTCGCAGCTGTCCCTGGGCGTCATCACGCCCACCGCCCGGCAGATTGCCGACAACTCGGCGCGTGCGATCTTCACCGTCGTCTCGTTGGCGTTGTGCAGGTTCAGCCGCGCCCAGACGAAGCGGTTCTTGTACGGCCCTTCCAGGATCTGGAAGGTGAGCTGCAGGTAGAGGCCGTCGCCGCTCTTCGTCGGCTTCATCTCGCTGTCGGTGATCATCGCCAGGTACTTGCCGGCGGGGATCGGCTCCAGGTCGGTCGTTGGATCGACTTCGTTGGCGTTGAAGCCGTGCAGGTTAGCCATTGGTTGGTCCTCCGTTCTGTGTGTGGGGTTGGTGGAAAAACGAAGCGTAAGCGTGCCAGTCCAATGGCAGCTCGTCGGGCAGATTCAGGCGGTTCTTGGCGACGTGAGAGGGGCGCTCGGTCGTGTACAGGACGCGCTCGCCGGTGCCGATGCCCTTGGTCTTCTTGCGACTGAAGCCCTCGTCGGTCTGCTTGGTGTAGACCTTGTAGGTGGCGAACAGCACCTCGTCGCACCACTCCTGGATGATCTGCGAGGCCAGCTTGTGCAATCTTGGCACGTAGCGGTCGTAGCTGTCGGTCTCGGGGTTCTCGAAGCGCTCGATGCGGGAATGGGCGATGAGCACGACGGTCATGCCGCGGTCGTTGCGCAGGGCAGCCAAGCCGGTGAGGAACTCGCGCCATGATGTCAGGGCGAAGGCGTACCCCTTGCCGTAGCCGATGTCCTCGATGTTCTCGACGGAGCGCTGGCGGCAGACCTCTGCCCAGATGAGCCGCTCCAGCCAGTCGAGGGAATCGAGGACTACCGTGCGGTACGGGTGCTGCTCGGTGTAGAGGGCTTCCAGGCCTTGAGCACGTCGGGGTAAGTCAGGGCCAATGGGAACTTGTCGCACTCGATCTCACCCAGGCCGTCCTCGGTCTGGACGAACAGGGGCCGGTCGCTGCCAGCGCCGAAGGTGGATTTGCCGATGCCGTGGGTGCCGTAGAGCAGCAGGCGACGTGGAGCGAAGCGCTTGCCGCTCTGGACTTGTGCCAGGAGACTCATGCTCGGTTCATCAGATCAAATGTGGTCGAAAACGCGCAGTTCCTCATAGCCGGTGGGCCAGTGGTCGAGCTGCCGGCAGCGCACCAGGTGATCCAGGGCGGCCTCGTTGTCCTGCTCCGCGACGGCCAGAACGCTGGGATCGATCCGTCAGACGCCGCAGCGGTACGGTTCGCGCTTCTCGACGGCAATCAGGTAGACCGGGAGTACCTCGCCGGTCTGGAGCGCCAGCAGAGCACGGTAGAAGGCGAGTTGGTGCAGGTAGCCGAACGAGCGAGCGTCGGCCTCGAGGTACTTGAGGTGGTCGCAGGTCTTGAGATCGACGAGGCCTTTGGCGGGGTTGAGCCAGTCGAGCCGCGCCTGGCACGGGACGCCGCGGTAGTCGCGGCGGAAGACGCCCTCCGGCACGCCTTCGGCGAGCAGTTCGTCGGCGACGGGATGGCGCTGCACGGAGGCAGCCAGTTCATCGATCAGGGCCGCCTGGCGGTCGGTCAGCACTGGCTTGGCCTGGCGCTCGGCCCACTCCTGGTAGGCCTTACTGCGGCTGTCGAAGAGCTTGCCAGTGGCGGGGTTGGTCGGCCCGCCGAAGGCGTACTGCCGCCGGTAGGCGTCGCGGCCTTCGAGTATGAGCGTGTGCGCGGCCCGGCCGACCTGGAACGCTGGCCGGTCTTCCTCGACAACCAGGCCGAGTTGCCGCTTACCGTACAGGAGCGGGTTCTCGCGGAAGTCAGCCAGGGCATGGCTGGTCAGGTGCTCCTCGGATTTCGCGTGGTACACTTCGGCCAGCTCGCGCAGCAGAAAGTCGAGACGGCCGAGGGCGGGCGCGCCGGAGCTGCCGTTCCGACGCGCCCAGGGAGATGCAAACGTCATGGCGTCCCTCGGCGTAGGAAATGGTCCCTCTATTTCCTAAAAGCCGCTTTGACGCGGCTACTTGACGGATCAGCCGCCCAAATAGTCCCGCAGCCCCGCCTCCTCGAAGTGTTGCCGGAGGCGCCGAATGGCGTCATGCAGAGTGGTGCGGGGGACGCCGAGCTGGCGGGCCACCTCGGTGATGGAGTGGTGCTTCAGCCGCTCGCACAGGTCGCGCAACTCTGGCGGCAGCTTGGCCAGGACGGCGGCCACGTCATGGACCAGTTCCACCTCGTCCAGGCGACTGCGTGGGGCGGTCTGCAGCCGGCTCTGCACGTGGTCCTCCGGGATGGTTCGGGCCCGCTCCACGTATTCACCGTCCTCATCGAGGACCTTCTCGTGAAGCGAGCTCTGGCGACGGTGATCCCGTTTTTCCGCCTTGCGGCGACGGACGAGTGACACCGCATAGTCAGCAATGACTTTGCGGAAAAATCCCTCCGGGGCGTCGATGGGTTGCTGTTGCCGACGGAGACACTCCAGGAGGTGCAGGGCCATGTCCTGCTCCAGGTCGTCCCGATCCGAGGCGGTGAAGCCGTGCCGGCCAATCAGGCGCTTGACCCGCTCGCGGATGAGTTTCAAGGCGCGGTCATCGAACAGTTCTTGCATGAGAATCTCCTCCGCCGGCCGCGGAGGAGATCGCGTGGGTGAGCCGTCGTCGGCGCGAACACAGCCCTGTCCGAGAAGGTGTCGTGTGTGATGCCGAAGCGGCGTCACCCACAACGACCTCCACGGCGTGGCCGGTCTGCTGTCAGGTGGTGGAATCAGGAACCAGAAACGAAACGACGGATGGCGGAGTCGCGGTCAGGCCGCGGACTGCTCGACGACGATGCGGAAGGGCAGCCCGTGCTGCACCTCCAGGCGTCCGATGACGCCATCGCCGAACATGTCGAGCCAAGTGAAAAACTCCACGAGCAGGGCCTTAAGCACGAAGTCGCGGAGGGCGGCCTCGGGGCGTGGCCCGTTCAGCGCGCCGAACTTGATCTCGCGGACGATGCGGAGCGGCGGGTCGAAGACCGGCTGGCCGCCCTGGACCTCCAGCCGCTTGATGCGGCCGAAGTTGAGGTCTTGCATCAGCTCGACGAGGCGCCGCCGCGCCGGGGACAGGGAGGACTTGCTGGACTGCAACTGCATAGCGAACCTCTCAGCTACTCGCCAGGGCCGGCGGCCGCAGTTCACGATTGCTGCCAGCCACTCGCCTGCCGTCACCCCCGACTGGCGAAAATTCGCTGAAAGGGCGATTTTGGCGGGGCGGCGAGGTGACCCATGCTCTAAGCCATGTCATGCCAAGGGGTTCTGGTATTCCGTTTTTTTCAGAATTTTTTCCAATGGACCAGCAAAAATTCGCAGCGAGCCCGCCGGGAGGAACTTTTTGACGAGTTTTTTCCATCCAGTCCGTCAAGTCGCCGCGCCAGAGCGGCTTTTAGGAAATAGAGGGACATCGTTCTGAGGAACACTTCATGGCCGACGACCTCGAAGACGAAATCCGCAAGAACGCCGAGGGGCCGGCCAAAGCGTCGGGCGACGCCGGCAGCGTCGAACAGCACCCGCTGCCTGACCAGATCAAGGCCGATCGCTTCCTGGCATCGAAAGAGGCGGTTAAGTCGAAGAATCGCGGCCTGCGGTTCAACAAGCTCGTCCCACTCGGAACCGAGTAGGCGTACTGAACTGGTTGACCCATCTGTTTGCTCAGCGCATCCCCTGCGCGCCGCGTCGTGCGGGCCAGCCGCGCCCGTTATGACGCGGCTGCTACCAGCTTGGGCAACCGCCGGCACTGGGCCAACGCCGATGGTCTGTCGACCAACGCTGCCAGCAGCGCCGAAGTCCGGCGCATTCTGCGGAACCGTACCCGCTACGAGGTCGCCAACAACAGCTACGCCAGGGGGATCGTGCTGACCCTGGCCAACGACGTGGTCGGCACCGGGCCGCGACTGCAATTGCTCACGGCCGACGCTGAGACGAATCGTTTGATCGAGCGCGAGTTTGTGGTCTGGTCCAAGGCCGTGAATCTGGCCGAGAAGCTCCGCACCATGCGCATAGCCCGAGCGCAGGACGGCGAGGCGTTCGCCGTCCTCACCAGCAACCCGAAGCTCACGACGCCGGTACAGCTTGACCTGCGGCTCGTGGATGCCGACCAGGTTTGCACGCCGGACATGAGCGTGCTTGCCGCGAATGCCATCGACGGGATCGTCTTCGACGCCGCCGGCAACCAGCTCGAGTACCACGTGCTGCGAGAATATCCCGGCATGACCTCGTGGCGGTCCATCCTCGCATACGACCGCGTGCCCGCCGAGGCGGTGCTGCACTGGTTCCGTTGCGACCGGCCGGGCCAGGTCCGGGGCGTGCCCGACATCCTGCCGGCCCTGCCGCTGTTCGCCCAGTTGCGGCTGTTCACCCTCGCCGTGATCGCCGCCGCCAAGACGGTCGCCGACTTCGCCGGCATCCTCTACACCGACGCGCCGGCCAGCGGCGAGGCCGACGCCGCCGAGCCGTTCGAGCCGATCGAACTGGAGAAGCGGGCGCTCGTCACCATGCCCGGCGGCTGGAAGATGAGCCAGTTGCAAGCGGAGCAGCCGGCCCGGACAAAGCCGACGTGTCTTCCACTCGGGCACATCCCGCCCCTCCGAGAAATCCGCCGACCGATGCGTCATTCGGCGCGCGAACTGGAAAGCTCTTCAGTAGAGGGACACACGCCACGATAGCAGTGAACGCGAATTCCAGCACCGACGTTCTCGCTGCTCCGGTAGCTCACCAGTATGGGGGCATGTTCGACTCAGCGGATTTTCCAGTGCCGCGGACAACCCAGTCGCGGACGGCATATGTAACGGTTGGGCACTGCATGAGGGGAACGCATGAACGATCCGACGCCAGACCGGGCCGATTCGGCGATGAGCGACACCGTCGCGGACGCCTGGGCCGAGGTCATCATCAGCATCCACGAGCGGCTCGAGGCCGAGCAGGCTCAACCGGAACAGAACGACGAGGCCACTTCTCCCTCTCGGCCCGGGGCCAGGGTCGCCGCCGAGCACGATGCCACCGGCGGCGACCCCACTTCCCATACCGACGCGGAGGGCCGGCCATGCACCGTCTGATCTCGCTGATCCCGGTCGTCCTCGACACCGAGCCGGTGCTGGCCTGCCCGCTCTGCGGACAGGTCGAGGTGCATCCGACCAGCGTCCGTTGCAATCCGGCCGGCGTACTGCCCGGTCAGGTACGGATCGAGGAGCCCGGCGTGCTCTGGAACGGCAACGCCGAGCCGGACGGACGCGGCGTGCGGATCGACCTGTTCTTCTGGTGCGAGCGCGGCCACACCTTCGCCGTGTCGTTCCACTTCCACAAGGGCCGGACGCTGGTCAAGCGGATGCTCGACCCGGCCGACTCGCCGTCGAAAACCATCTGGCGGACCTGACCCACGCACCACCCCGGAGGCCCCATGAGCCATCGCGACATGGCCCTGGTGAGGCTGCGCGCCGGACTGTGCGTGCTGCCCGCCCGGACCGACAGCAAGCGGCCCGCCCTGGCCGGCTGGAAGGAGTTCCAGAACCGGCTGCCGACCGAGGACGAGATCGCCACCTGGTTTGCCGACACGGCGGCGATGTGCATCGTCGCCGGTGCGGTGTCGGGGAATCTCGAGATGCTCGACTTCGACGCCGGCGGCACGGCGTTCGACGCCTGGGCCGACCTGGTGCGGAGCGAATCGCCGGCCCTGTTCGAGCGGCTGGTGATCGAGCGGTCGCCCTCGGGCGGATGGCACGTCGTCTACCGCTGCCCGGACGGCGTGTCCGCGAATCTCAAGCTGGCCCAGAGGCGGGTGATCGTGCCGTCCGACGAGCGGGTTGAGATGTAC